ATATTCTTATCAAAATTCAATGAAGCCGTAACGATATTGTCAAATTTGGTCTTGTAAAGAAACATAATATTAGATTTTACACGGAATATTTAGTGCTGTGATATAAAAGACCCGCAGCATATGTATCTAAATCATGCTCTGAAGCAGTATTTTGTATCTCAGTTAATATTCCTAATGTGTCTAATTTATTAGGATCATTTAAAACTTGTGAAGCAATATTAGACCAATTATCTGATTCAGAAGCTAAAATAATTGCTTCAGAAATTCCTTGAGCTAGTTTCTTTTGTTCAGAATTTAAAGTTTTTTTAGAATATTTCTTTTTCAATCCAGCTTCTACAATAGAATATAAATCTTTAGTCTTTTCCATTACCTTGGCAATCGCATCTTTAGCATAAACAGAAGCCTTAGCGCCAACAGGACGACCTCTTTCTGTTGGAGTTGTTGTCTTTTTCATTTGAGGCTTTATGCCTCCAACAGTTGGAGCTTCTGGCATAGGTGGAGGAATAACAGGAACGCCGCCAACGATTGGATTATAATATCCTTTCTTTCTTTCTTCGACGAACTTTTGTTGAGCAATACCCAACTCTTCTTGAGTTGGATATATACCTGTTTCGATGACCTTCAAACCTTCTTCTGGTGGCAATATTCCAAGTTCCATCATGCGAGTTACCACACGATTGAACTGTGTTTCATCTTTAATAGAAACTTCTTCGAACTTAGCGATTGGACACTTGCCTTTAAATCCTAAATTACGGAATATTAATTCCATTTCAGGTTGCAAAAAATCATTCAAGAAAGCTTTTCTAGCTTCTTTTAATCTTTCAAAGAATACTTGAGCTTTTACTGTAGTATTAGCAAACTTTTCCGATCCAATAAGAATATTTTGCAATCCTTCTTTGATATCTTCGTTAACTACTTTGTATTTTTCATATCCCAAAACTTTATTCATGTCAGGAATAACGAATTCAGCTTTTGTTGTATAGTCAGCAACTAAAACACGACCAACAGATTGATTGCTCAAAAGACTTTGCATAGCTTTTATGTTTTTATGGTTGATGCCACCTTTAGCTGGCTCAGTTCCCATAGTTATTAACAAGATTACGTTCTCAATTGTGCGGCAAATAGCTTGATCAATCTTTTTCATTTCCATTTTAAAATTGATATCATCAAGAACCGCGAAACCAAATGGTACGGCAAATGGTTCATAGTCTTGTTTCTTATAAAAAGAATAAATAATATCAGTAGGATTCAATTGAATCTTCAAACCATCTCTAGCCCATTGTCCTAATCTGATTTTTTCTTTAGTGTCGTTATCTAAGCTTTCAAAAACGGTTTTATCGTGTTCGTTTTTGGGTGATCTTAGTCTTTCTAATTCATATTCGGAAAGTATTTTCTGATAAACAACTTGATGCCAAGAGCTTGTATGATTTGTTGTTAGATAAAATGGATTGAGTAATATATATTGAACAGGAACTAAGTTCTTTACATCATATGGTGTTGGATAATTATACAATTTAATATCTGTATTATACGAAGATCCATCATACGAAGCGTATGTTTCTAAAAGCTTTTGAAAGTCATCAATTTCAAACTTAGCATTAATCTTATAAAAGAACACATTACCACTACGATAGTATTCGCGGAAGTATTGATCTTTTACGTTCCACATTCTTGTATACTTCATCCACTTGGTGAAGAAGTCTTTAGCTTTTTGACTTCCACCTTCTAAATAAATTTCGGCATTAGCAAATTCAGACATGATATCAACTGCATTTCTGAAAATAGCTACATTGGCATAAGCTTTCTGACATAATTCGATGGCATCGCGGATATTGTATCCATTAATAGACATTTCAAATGGCAACATACCTTCTCTAATGTTACCGTATTTATATATTTTTGGTCCTACATAAGCTAGGTTTCTGCGAAGATTGGTTGTTTCGCCAGTTCCAGTTCGTTCGTATGTGGAAGCTGTACTTTGCTCGTAAAACGGGTCGCCAACAAGCGAAGGTTCTGAGTAATCCTTTAATAAAGCGTCCAAAGGTGCTGATTGATTCTCATCTGCCTTTGAAAACTTACTCCAATAATCTGATCTTTTATTATATTTGCGACTCATGTTAATAATAGTTACACATTGTAACTTTGAAAGTGACTTTTTAACTTTAAGCTATAAACATAGGCTCAAAAGTTTCTGTAACATCTTCAACTTGAGTATTACCCATATCGAAATATATTTTACAAAGCCAATTACCTAATACTAATGCTGAATAACTATCTTTTCTAGGCTTATCTGGACCAGATTTACGTTTAAGATTAGCTGGAAGATCGAAATTTTGCATACCTTGTGCAGAAGTTGTTATTTGTATAAGAGCGCATTCTGTTTTTGTAAGCATAATCATATCTGACAAATGTTCTACGAAATCAATCATCTTGGCTTCTTCATTTTCTTTTTCACTATCTAAAGCGTTTGAGAATTTAAGATCAGTAATACCAATGTGTTTTTTAGTTTGATTTCTAAAGTTATCATCAATGGCTCTGCTTGCAAAATATGTGCGACGATGATCAAAATTCGCTTGCAACATTTCGTTAGCTAAACGTATCCAGCCAGAAGTAGGTTTTCTTAAAAATACATATTTAAAATCGGACTTATTATATTCAGATTTTGCAGAATAAAGATTCTGAGTATATTCTTCAGGACGTTCAAATTCTGTTGTTATTGGTTTAAGATTTATTTTAGCATCTTTAAACAACTCGCTTTCATTGCAAGAATTCATAAACTGAACGCCACCGTTATAGTCCATACAAATTCCTACTATGTTAAAGTTTTGTATTAGATATAAGAAATATTTGATATGATCTTTTAATGAAGAACCTGACAGCGCATAAGAATGCACTAATGTATTGATTTGTTTTTCTCTATTTATTTTCAATACTTGAATCGCAAAATCGTCTGACGATTCCGTCTCTGACCAAGAAGGGTCAACAGCCAATATATATTCATCTTCTGGATTTCCAACAACTTCAACAGCAGGTAATTCACCATCTGGCACTGTACACAAAGCCATCTTAGAAATTTTAAAATATCCAGAACTATCATCACTAAATTGTGCGCCAAATTCTCGCAAAAATTGAGACTCACTCATTGTTGCTTTAGCTTGATTGATTAGATTCTGATCGTATAGTTGGACTGGAGCGCAATCATAAGAAAATTGCATGACGCAACGCTTTGTCTTTTCATTATTTTTAGGGTTAAATATCAAAGTTTCATACTGCTCATATAATTTGTATAAATATTCAAATTTGAAAGATGCAGAAGATAATGCAATCAGTTTATTATTAGGCCAAATATATCTGTCATTTTCCGTCATCTCTCCTTTAGCAATCAATTGTGTTTCTAGATTATATAATTCTTCTCGTTGAGTAGGATTTTGAACTACAGACAAGAATGGTACGATAACTTCATTATAAATGCGTTCAGGCATCAATAAAAACTCATCAATAATTATACGATGAAAGCGGAATCCACGAAGCTTTTCACCATCACCCAACGGCAATGCGCGAATGCGGCTTTTGCCGATTTCCATAACCCATTCATCATTAGACTTGGATATTTTTGTAATACATTGTTTTAAAAGATAGGCTTCTGGTTTAGCAGCGATATCTTCTATCTTTTTAAAGATCATTTTTGACTGACGAAACGAGCGCGACAATATACCAGTTTCAACTCCCTGATTTAATATTGCATCAAGTACAGCATAAATACCAGTGGTATAAGACTTACTCATACCACGCGACCATACTCCTAAAAAATAATCGCTTTCCAACATTCCTTTAATAGCCATATGTTGAAAAGGAAATAATTTGACGCCAGTTATTAGATCGGTAGCAAAAGTCGTATTATTGCGAAGAAATTGATAAAACAACAACTTCGCTTCTCTCTCTTCTAAATAACCAGAAATCTTCGCTAATTCCTCATTGGAAATGAGCTGCGATTTCCTTGGTACTTGGTTGCCTGTTTCCCAACTCATTGTCTAAAAAGTATTGAATATCTACTTGCCACAGTGACTTACCATGATACAACAATCTAGGTATAATATCTAAAGATTTATTTCTGCTGCCTGTAAATATAAATTGTATATGTCTAGGATATTTATGGCATAAGTTACGCATATTATGAAAAACGTATTCTAAATTTGTTTTTCTATTATACTTCTTTTGATTGAAAAGAATTGTATTGATATTGCTTTCTACAACCACAAATAAATAGCAATCAAGTTCGACAGCTTTGATCAATTCTCTTTCGAATCGCTCAATGCCTGAAGCCATCGTTCCTAAAAAATCAGATTCGCTTTTTCTATCTACAAATGTATTAGTAAAATATTTTCTATCTGCTATTAGATAATCTCCAACAAAGATTTTTTCCACCTTTGATTTAGGAAATTCTAAAGGATCTTGTTCTCTCGTATCCACAAGAATTGGCAAATGCGAAACATTGGTATTCTTAAAAGCTTCTGGTAAATTTTTATTATATAAAGGTTCAATATTCAATAACTTACAAGCTGAAGTATAAGAATTAAAATGTTTCTTATAAATATTCAAACTAGGCATATCTAAAGTTATCAATTCATTATGAAATGGCGCAAAATGATATTGTTTTTCATCTATTCTCTTCTTTAGAATGTCTAAACATTTAATCTTAACAGTTTCCTCGTTTTCCGACTTCTCCCATTTAAGAAATTCGCTATAATCAATAAATTCTGTTTCAAAATATTGCTTTTTATTTTTAAATGGTATTTGCTGCCTATAATACAAAGAATGTCTAGGATAATATTTGCAATAATACTCAGCTTGATAAAGATTATGCTTTTTTAAATGAGCGTGAAAAGACTTATCATTTGTGAAAGACTCGCTACAGATTTTACACTGAATCATATAGCATCTTCTTTAGAAATTCCCAAAATTCTAGCTTTCCATGCAGACATATTTTCTAAACGATCAGCTTCTTCCTTAATTGTGCGCTTTTGCATATCTGCAATTTGAATCATCATTTTGCGCTCTTGTTCGTCTTGAAATAGTTCCACAAGATTTAGAATAGAAGCGTTTTTCTGATGTGTTTGCTCAACTCTTTTCGAGCGTTCGCCGTTTAATTTTTGAATACTCTTATCAATACGGCCAGCACATTGATTATATTCTTCTGAAATTGTTTTTAACACTTCAGTTAAACGCATTGTAAAATCTTTTTGATCCTGTGTTTCATTAAACATGTCGTTGATTTTATTCTTTTTAATATCAATTTGGCGCAGATTGATATAATCCATGCAAACATTAATATACAAATTGATTTCATCAACTGTCAGATCGGGCTTATCCCAAACTGAACGAACAAACTCAGCTTCAAACAACTCTTTGTCTGTAGAGCTATTATAAGAATCATAATTACCTACAAATCTTGGGCTTGATAAATAAGTTAATAATTTTTCCATACATTTTCTATGTTGCAATGATAATTTTTCTTCAGAAATTGATTGACCCGCCCATTTATTTACTTTATTAATTACCGTTTTAATGGAACGAGGAACAGAATATTTATCTCCCACTCCAGATTCGTTATCCACAAGAAAATCAGGATATTTTTCTTTTATATATTTTTGAACTGCCCTATATTCTGGAGTAATAAATATATTTATATTTTCTAGTCCAACAAATTTTTCATGAAATATTAATTCGGTTACTTGTTTAGGAGTAATACCTGTTTTGATGTTTTGATCGATAAACTCACAATTTTCTTTTGATAGAATTTCTACAGTTTGGGTAGGTTTAGGTTTTTCCTGCTTCTTAGTGAAACCTGTAGTAATTAAAAAATCTCTAACTGCTTTAGCTTCTTTAGATCTACCCGTTAGATCTTCTCTATTGAATACAAGATTAGCCAAAACAACATAATCTTGTGTTCCTTCGTTTATTTTTTTGAGAATAAATGCTTTATTTTCGTCGGTTAACATATTAAGAAGAGAATATATCATTATCTTTTAGCAAATTCTGCGCTTTAATATACAACATTTTTTTTAAATTTTTTATTTGTTTGTAGCCAGCTTTTCTACCTTTTTCACTAGTTTTAAATCGTAAGATTTTAGCCACTTGATCATCTGTTAGGTTATCTATAAAAAACATTTTATAAACAAAAAAATGTTTGTCGCTTAAATTGGTTTTCATTAAATCGTGCAGCTTATTCTCAGCATTTTTGTAATCATAATTCGCGCTAGATTCGAAGTTCATAAAATAATTCTTATGATTTTCTAAGCTTACTGTTATTTTAACATCGTATGCTGATTTTTTTATTTTTTCCCACTTGGCGTATAAAGGACATTGGTTACACTGCTTGCCACTAGCCGTAAATCCACAGGACATTTCCGCACCAGTATCGCCTTCTTTATTCTGATTAAATGGGCAAGATAAACACGGACGAGCAAAACTTGTATAATTATTTCTAATGATGTTTCTTATTTGATTTGTAACTATACGATTCACCCAAGGCTCTATCGCTCGCGATTGATCCCATAGATGCCATTTTTTATATATATGGAGCTTTATTATTTGCTCTATATCTTCAAAATCAAACCAAGTAATCGCTTTTAATTTCCATTTGTTTTTTCGCTTCTTGATTACTTGGTCGATTATTTCATACATGTCTTCAAATTTTTTCTTTTTACGATTCATCAATATCCTGAATAGGTCGCGAACTGCACTCTTTCAGAGACTGTGCTAAAAATTCTTCTTTAGACAGTCTTCTATAATTATTATTTGCTCTTACGGATATTCTTTCACTAGGATCTACAGGAGGAGCAGTAAATAAGTCTTTTCCAGAATATTTATTACCTGCTGGCTTTTCAATTTCATAATGCAACTTAGAAGGTCTTACAAATGTTGTTGGAATACCATCTTCATCAACGTCGCTTGACTGATTCCTAGATATATTTCTAGCAGATAGCTGTTGTTGAATAGATGGTTTAGTCATATTAGCAAATCCCCCTAATGAATTACCACAATTAGTACAAAATTTAGATCCTAGCACATGCTTAGTTCCGCAACTTGAACAGTAAATATTACTCATACGTTTATTATATCAGTGTATATTTGTTTTATCTAATTTCTTGAAGACGCTAACGATATATTTTAGAATTTCGCTACGCATGATATCTTCTTCATCAAATTGAAAACAATAAATACCGCGCTCTTCACTTTCTTTATTATTAAAAAGATCATATACTCTCATGAAGCCAGATTTGTTACCAATATCTGATTGCATTGCATCACCGCAGATAAACATCTTTGTATTTTCTCCAATACGAGTAAGAAGTGTTATCAATTCTTTGCTGCTATAGTTCTGAGATTCATCAGCAATAATAATCTTGTCATTCCAAGTAGCTCCTCTCAAGAAGTTGATAGGAAGAGCTTCGATGAAACCATTAGTTTCCAAATATTTAGACTGAGACATCGGCAATAATTCATCTAATTTATCATACAATGGCATCATAAATGGATTAAACTTTTCATCTACAGTTCCAGGCAGTGAACCTAACGCTCTTTCACCCGATTCAGCGATTGTTCTTATATATTTTAGCTCTGATCTAGGATTCATATTCAAAATATGAAGCGCACAATATACAGCTAAAAATGTTTTAGAAGAACCAGCAGGACCATTGATAAAAATAATCTTTGTATTCTTATCGAAGGCTATCTGAGCGAAGCTTTTTTGTTTATCTGTTAAATTAAAGTTACGGATATTTAATTTTACAGATCTAAAATGATTATCAGCAATAATTTCGTTGAGATCATCTTTTTCTTTTTGAATTTTCTTCTTTTTGATTGACATGTTGTTTAGGAATTTACACTATATTGTATGGTTTTTCACTGTTTGAGCGTTCCATATTCACCGACAAGAAAAGAAATTTCTTTGTGCGCCTTTGTTCAAAAGGTTTATAAATTTTGCGAAGAAATGACTAAAAGAGGTCATACTGTTTATCATTATGGTCATGAAAACTCTATTGTTAATTGTACTGAACATATTAATGTTACTAATGATGATATATTAAAAAGAACTTATGGCAACTTAAATGATTGGAAGATTAAAGGATTTAATCAAGAAGTTGATAACGAAGCTGTTAAAACATTCAATGAGAACTGTATAAAAGAACTACAAAAAAGAATAAAATCTAATAAAGAATTTATCTTATGTTGGTTTGGTTTCGCACACGAACCTTGTGTTAAACATTTTTATGATAAAGCTATAGTTATTGAACCGAGTATTGGTTACGATAGTATGTTCGCTCCAATTAAAATATTCGAAACATATTGTCAACTACATAAAATGCATTCTTATGCCAATACAAACATATCTTTAGGCAATGAATTTGTTGTTAATCCGGGTTTTGATAAAAATGATTTTGAATTTAAAAAACAAAAATCAAACACAGCTTTATTTCTTGGCAGGGTAATAGAAGCTAAAGGGGCAAAGATTGTTTATGATAGTTGCAATGATTTAAAACAAGAAATAATTTTTGCAGGTCCAAATATTTTGAATCTTAAAGATACAGAATATTGTAAATTTATTGGGTTTGTAGATCCGATTAAAAGGAAACAATTATTAAGCGAAGCCAAATTTTTATTTGCGCCATCTTTATTTATTGAACCTTGTAATTGGACTGTTATAGAAGCTCAATTTTCAGGAACTCCGACAATAACTACAGATTTTGGAGGTTTTACTGAAACTGTATTACATGGATTTACAGGTTTAAGATTTAATACAGCAAATCAACTAAAATATGCTATAGAAAATGTTTCTAAAATAATTGATCCATATGCTTGTTATAATAATGCTTTATCAAAATACACAATAGAAATGCAAATAGATTATTATCTTTATTTTTTCAACGAAATCTTGCAAAATTGATTTTTTCAATTTATCTATAAAATAATATAACAATGATAACTAAAAGTATAATCCACAACGATTGTTCAATATTAAAAAATCAAGAAGTAACCTTAACAATGACTTGTTGTAAAAGAATTCATTTATTTAGAAAAACAATTAAGTCTTTTTACGAAAACTGTTTAGACAAAAATCTTATTGCGGAAATTCTTATTTATGATGATTCATCTCCAATCGAAGACAGATTCGAAATGGAAAAGTTAGTAACACATTTATTTCCTAAAACCAATGTTAGATTTGTTTATTTCAATGAGATACCTACTAAATATCGTCATGCTTATATAATGCAACATTGGTATAAAGATGTGAATACAAATTTTGTATTTCACCTTGAAGATGACAGAATGATGACGAAAAATTTTTATCTTTTTGAAATGATGGATATTCTAAAAAGAGACAATGAAGTTGGAATCGTAAATATAGCACAAACAAAGAGAGATTTTCCAAAAGATTTGGTTGAAAAGCACAATTTTAAAATTCAATACGATAAAAATATAAATTATTGGATATGGCCTTATGTAAAAGGAATGGAGTGCGGAGCTATTTTGTTTTATGATACAGTTAGATGTGAAGAAGGTTCTAAAGAGTATGGATTTCCTTACTACGAGCAATTTATAAATTATGCTGGATTTTGTTTGCAGCCATGTATGATGGATATGAAAAAAATTAGAACAATTGAAAAATTCAGATTGAACGACAAGCTAGAAGCTGATTTTGGAATCAGGTATTCAGAAAAGTATATTACTATTTGCCATAACGAATCAAAATCGCTACATTTAGGAGCGCCTTGGTTTCAAGAAAAATCTGCTTATGAAATGAATGAATCAATAAGATAATTTTTTTTAACTATTATTGCTTATATCTTTAATGCATTCATCAATTTTCTCTTTAACCATTTCGAAAGAAATGGTTTTTGTGCATTCGAAATCCTTGTCTCTTGGGCAATACATCCAATTTTCCGCTATACCTTTAACGTTGTCGATTGAACTGTCATTTAAACAACCATGACAAACATTTTTATTTATTACTCTATAGCAGTTGTTTTTAAATTCGTTATCTTCATTTGTACATCCTGAGATCATTACTACTTTTTTATTTAAAGCCCAAGCTAACCAAGATAAACCACTGCTAAGACCAATAAAGAAACTACAATTTTTTATTTGCTGTATTCTGTAGTCTAATGGATAATCTCCAGTTTCATTGATGGCTCCTTCAGGTATTTTATTGAAATTTTCTTTTAATCCATATAGCTCAAACTTATCAATAACATAAACATCGTAATTCATTTTTTTTAAATAACGAACCACTTTTTGCCAACCAATACCATTATTCCAATATTTCATTTGTGCTGTAGAATGAACGCTAATGCAAACGTATTTTTTCTTTTTATTGAATTTATATTTATCGGATATTTTTATAAGCGGCTTGACTTCTTCATAATTTAAAGCAAGAGTATCGCAAATTATTTTTTGCATTGGCCCTTCTCTGAAAACAAAATAAACTTCCTTTATTACATCAAAAGAATCTTCGTAAGTCAAATCAACAAAGTGAACATTAGGATTATCAGAATAAAATAAAGCATACCATTTACTTTTGACGTAAACTTGACCGCCATTCTTTTTCTGATAAAGATCGGCGTAGATTGAAAAAGCAATGTTATCTCCAAGACTTTGAGTTATTAAATTTATCAGAGTTTTCACAGATTATTGTCTTTAATGCAAGCATCTATTTTTTGCTTTACCATGTCAAATGTTATTTTCTTTGTGCATTCAAAAATACGATCATCGTTTTTATGCTCAGGACACCACAGCCAATCTCCTGCATTAAATTCATGATTTGTGTTGTTCCAACAGCTATTACATACATTTTTATTGTGGACTCTGTATGGAGTATAGAATTCTGACTTTGGATCTGAAAAACCAGAAATTAATATAACTGGTTTTTCACAAGCCCAAGCTAACCAAGAAAGACCGGAACCTAAACCTATAAAAAAATCACAATTATACAAATCTTGTATTCTTTCGTGTAAACTTATATTTCCTGTTTTATCAATACAGTTTTCTGGCATAGAATTCATTATTTTATCATTGCCAAAATATTTATCTTTATCTATGCAAATAACTTTATAATTTAAACTATTTAAATAATCAACTGTTTGTTTCCAACCGTTTTCGTTATTCCAGTATTTAGCTTGAGCGGTGCTTTGAGTAGCTATACAAACAGTTTTTTCTTTAGTTATTTTACTTGGTTTTTTTAATTTTGCCGGTTTATTTCCATAAGGCAAATCTAAAATTTCATTCGCTATATCGCACAAGCTAATTGTCCTCCAATCTTTAGGGCAAAGATCACTTGGGCCAAATGGTCTGAAACAACCGATTTTATAAACATGATGGTAATTTAATTGATTTTTATTGAAGTCCGAAAAACTAAAAAAGTTGATATTTGTATAAGCTTCTGTGTCAAAAATATCAAAAATCGGGGTATAGTAATCTACTATACAATCATGTTTTGATTGAAACTTTTGAATTGAATCCATCCAAGCAATCGTATCGCCTAATGAACACGAATCGTTTATAATGCAAACTTTTTTATTCTTTAAAGATAAAACATATTCTTCTGAAAAAGATTCTGATTTTATTTTTATTTTCCAAGGCACATAATATTTTACATTACATGATGTCCACATTTTATTGCTTATTGTGGCCGAGTGAGCGATAGAATTATTTCTGGTATCTTCGAATGTTATAGTATAATTTTCTTGATTATTTCCCAAAATTTCAACAAGTGGTCCATTCGTAAAACTTATATTAACAATATTTTTTTGCTTTAGAACTGGCTTTATATTAAAGGGAGTCTCAAAATAATTTTTTAAAAGTTGCTCTTTCATTTTATATTTTATTTTTATATACTTCTAACATTCTATCCACAACGGACGACCAATCATTTTCTTTTGCAGATTCTAAAGTTATTTTCTTCAGATAGTCATAATTTTCTAAGGTTTCTTTAATTTTTTGTGCGATTAATCTGTGATCTCTATCAATTCTCACAAGTCCTTTTAAACTATTATTTTTTTCAAAAGTCGCTAAAACAATTAAACCACAAGCTTGAGCTTCTAAAAGAGTTAAATTAGGATGACCGCCTTCTAATATAGAAGCATGTATAAATATAGTATGTTCTTGATACGTTTTTAACAATTGTTCTTCTGTTAAATCATATCTAATTTCTAATTTATGATAATCAACTTTCATTTTATCAAAAAAGTTTTTATTATTTTTTGGGCCAGCGATGGTGATTGGTAAATTTAATCTTCTCGCTGCTTCTATAGCATAAGAAAAACCTTTTCTATCTTCACTGTTATCATGACCAAATCCATTATTGGCTACGCATAATAATCTATGTTGTTTGGCATAGTCGCTTGGTTTAAAAAAAGATGTATCTACTCCAAGCGATAAATAACTTACATTTGGCAGATCAAAATAATCAACAAGAAATTTTGCTGAAACAAACGTATGAATTGAGTTTTTAGCGGCTTCGTAATTCTCTTGAAAAACGTAAGAATTTTTACCATACAAGTAAGCATGATGATCATTCATGCTGAAAAAATACGGAATATTTTTTTTATGTAATATATTAGCTAAATTTCCTACATGAGCATGAACAACATCAAATTCATTTTTATTTATTTCGTCTGTATATTTAATTTCGCTTAAATGATTTTTATTTAATGAATTAATATGATAAAACCATATTAATTTTTCAATAGCGCCCCAACCATTAGGAGGAATAGGGAGTAAACCGGGATGAGTATGTACTATTTTCATTCTTTAATACATAGTGTGTTATCGATATCCATAATATTAACAACTTCGACGGTTTTTATAAAATTATCTTTGACTATTGTAACAGTGGTAGGATTTTTATCAAATTTAATTATTTCGAATTGATAGGCTATCAAATCATTAACAGAAAAATCATATTTAGTCTCTACTCCGTTTAGTTTAACTATGAATTCACAATTATTATTTGTGTTATTCATGTTTATCAAAGCGATTACAAAAACATTTTCCTGCAATACATCATTAACGTAAACTCTAAAAATATTAGGTATACATCCATTTATTAATTTATCGCTCTCTAAAGGAGAAAGTATTCTATTCCACAAACTATTTTTACCAAAATCTGTAAATATTAGATTGCTATCTTTAACAATTATTTGGTCTATCTTTGGCTCTGCAACTTTAGTCAAGAACTCTTCCGCTGATATAAATTTATCACAACCAATAAAATTTTGATAATCTTTTTCACTATTGATTTGAGGATATAAAGAAAGCAAGAAATCTATATCAAAATAAAGCACATGACAAGAAGTGAATAAATCGCCATTGTCATTATGCAAGTAAATCAAACCCTTTTTATTTGAATTTACAATATTTTGCAGTTCATCATTAATCTTTTCTGGATTTTCTAACAAACAGTCCGCTTCAGTTTTAACTATATGAGTATAATTTAAGCTTTTTAGATAAATCAAAGATCTGTATATATTAGAAATAACCGATAATCCGTGTTTTTGTTTTCCTTCTGTAGGAGATCTAAAAACATGCTTATCATTAGCTGAAAATAAAATAAGCGGTTTATAATGAGAATAATTATGTTTAAATAATCTATCTTCTTTATCGTATATTAAATAATCAACATAGTCCAAAATCTTATCATCAAACTTTGAATTCGTCATTAATAACAAAGGTAAACCTGTTTTCTTCATGTTATTTGCGTATTCAATAAAATTTGAATAATTACATTCACCATGAAAGAACACATCGGTAACTAATGCAGCCTTGATTGGTTTATCCGTCTTAGTTAAAATAAAATTATTATTACGATCAAAAAAGTCTATCTTAATCGCTGTATTAATAGGAATGTTAATAGAAGCCCATTTATAATCAAGAGCTTTCAAATTCATCTCTTGACCTTCAATCATAAATGCAGAAAACGAGATTTTCTTTTTATCAATTATTTTTTTATTAGATGATAAATCAAACACATCAACGTAACCTTCAAAACTAGCTTGCCCTATTTCAGTATAAAAATCTAGAATATCTTCAGATCTTCTCGTCTTCAAAATATGGTGCAAGATTTTAGCGTCATGAATTTGTCCTAATTTCTTACCCTGTTTGAAAACTAATTTTCTTTTTTTTTGTTCTTCTAAATGAGAAAACTCAGAAGTATTATGCAGTCTATAAACAACTGTTGGATTAGTATTTTGTTCATTATAGCCGTTTCCATAGTTTAATAACAACAAAGGATAAATCCAATATGGATCAAAAATCTCATCACAGTCATAGTTATTTAATGAAGTGAAATTTTTTTGTAGAATGTCATTTCTATACATGACTCCACAAGAAACATAATTAGCAAATACATTTTGTTCAAAAGTTAATTCATTTATTAAAGAATGACATGTGTAATCTGCATTACTGAATTTATAGCATGGACTATGTAACACATAAGAATCATTTTTTTCTAAAAAATCTACTTGCAATTGTAATTTATCTGTTGATAAATAGTAATCATCTCCATCCAAAAAAGTTACATACTTTGTTTTGCATAGACTTAATAGACTATTAAATCTTTTAAGAGTTGCACCGCGATTTACTTCTTCGTTTATTATTCTGACATTCTTTATGTTTTTATATTTTTCTAAAACGCTCTTAGTCGAATCGCTAGAACAGTCGTTTGAAATTAATATATCAAAATTAAAATTAGTTTTCTGCATCAATACCGAGTCAACACATTGCTCAATATATTTTTCATGATTATATGTGGGAATAACTACCGTAACAATATTTTTTAAGAATCTTTTATTCGTAGCGAGAAACATTCCATTAGCAGAATTTAATAAATCATTTTCCAAACAGATTTCGTCATGAATTGCGAAACTATTTATTTCGAAACCAAAATTTCTTAAATAAGAAATTAAATTTTTGACTTTATCATTTGTGTTCTCATGCGTTTCTATTAATAAATATTTTACATTTCTATAAAAAATTAAATCTAAAGAATGCAAGATCATATACTCCGCGCCCTCAACATCAACTTTTATCAAATCAATAAAATCTATATTTTCAGCATTGCAAAAAGAATCTAACTTAACAGTTTCTACATCAAAATTAATAATTTCTTTTTCTGGTAGATGAAAAGATATATGATTTTTATTAAACGCGCTTATGGTAGAATTATCAGGATGATAAAAGAATTGGCATTTACCGTTTGTATCGCTTACCGCTTTATCAACTATTTTTACTTTTGTATTAGATCCATATCTATAATTAAGATTAGATAAAGCATTAGGATTAGGCTCGAAACCATAAACCTTTTTCGCTCCAGCCAGTAACATTTTTTCGATGAATACTCCATTGTTAGCCCCGATATCAAGGACTAGATTTAAATTTTGAAAGTCAAGGGTTGGAAATTGTTTTTCAATATTCTTGTAGACAAACATTTCTTGATAATTCCAAAAAGTTCTATCAAATGGATTCAAAATAGAAAACTCGATTTTATCAGGATTCTTAGCTGAATTTTTTATAAAAAACTCTTTGGTGAATAAAAGTTTATAATTCAAATCATAAAATTCTACAATAAAACCTCTAAAGCTCTCGTCTTTATAGAATTTATAACTATCCATTGGCAAAACCCAAATTCCACCACCATTATTAAAAGAGCTATTTCTTACAGAATAAAAAGTAGTCAAAGAGTCAACATCTTTATAAACTGTGTGAAGCTTCATTTCTGGCAATGAATCAGAAGAACCGCGACACCACACCCAAAACTTATTTTCTTCGCCAGTAAAATCAACGGTAAAATAAGATGGATCTATATGTTTTCTGACTTGTTCATTATAAACCGAAGTTATCTTTTCTTTTAGATTATTTAGATTAATGTCTTTATCTAGTGATAAAAACATCATGTTATCATATTTATTATACATGTCGCAATAAACAGGCAAGTTATACAAGAAAATAGGAACATTCCATCCTATACATTCTCTTATAACTAACGGACTTGTTTCTTTATCATTTTCAAATCCTCTAGAAGCAAAGAAAAATAAATCGGCAGCATCATAAAAATTATCAACATCAGCTCTTTCTCCCCATATGACGCAATTAGAAGGTAAATCTTTTATAGCTTCTTCCCAGTAAAACTTAAAATTGTCTGCTAAAGAACCGATAAAATGAAATTGCACAGGCAAATTAACTAGTTTTCGCGCATACTCTATTAATTCTTTTTGATTCTTTCTTGGAGTAAATAATCCTACATTAATAATGTGTACATAATTAGGATCAAGATTTAGTTTACGCAAAGCAGATGCTCTATCTGATTTTTTCTTGTATGTGATTGGAAATTCAACTATCTCAGAAGGAACGTCGATAGATTCGAACAATCTTCTCTGATACTCGCTAATTAATAAAAACTTGTCTGGGAAAAAGAGTTTATTTTTAGCGTTAAAACTGCTATCATGAGATGTTTCAAATATTTTGTATGTTCTATTAGGATTATATATTTGCCTTGCAACTTCATAGTCACAAAAATACTCTGGCATTTCTTCAAAATGAACTATATCGGGCGAAATACGATTTATTTCTTTTATGATGTCGTTTTTATTTTCACCTATTGTAATTAATTTATTACCTAAAAGTTTTTGAATTTCGGACTTTTGAACAACCAAAACACCTCCAGTTATATCTATATACTCAATACAATATATATCGCATAAGTCATTTAATAATCTGATTTTTTCTAATAAATAACGAGGTGCGCCACCAGTAGATAGGTGCGGCGTAATATACAATACCTTCATATATGATACTCTATAATCGTGTTTTTATTGAGATATTCTATAGCTTTATGTAAAATATTAACGTCATCATTAAAGCGCCCAATACCTAAATTACAGCTGTTACATATATATCCGCGAAATACATTATCAAAGTGACAATGATCTAATATCCATATGCTAGTATAGTTTTTACAAATTGGACAGTTACCGGGAGGAGGTGGGGGGTTTTGAGACCGTAGGTTTCGGCGCAATGAACTGAGTTCGTTATTGCAACACTTGCAAGTGTTTTTTCTGCCAGCGTCACTTGTGGAAAAGAATGGGAATTCGCTTATGTCTTTTTCGTTTTTGCAGTTGCGGCAGACTTTTTTATCCATTTATAGTATATTGTATATATAAAAGCTTGGGTTTTTATAGTTTTTATTTTAAAAAATATATGGCTCGGATTTTTTTTGTGTTTTTAATAGGCATTAATGGCGTGTTTTTGTTTTGTTTTTAGAAAAAGGGGGGGAGGGGTATGGGTTGTGTTGTTATTGAGATAAGAAAGAGGAGGTATAATAGATAAAGATAAGATGATATTAATATATGAATATGTAAATATATAACATGAATATAATATGTAAGTTGGATATATTGGAGAATGTAATAGATAGAATAAAATGAGTTGAGAGATTGAGAATACCCTCCCCCCCCTGTTACAGCAGAAAACACAAATACTTTTTTTTCAAAAAAATGGGGGAGGTACTAGAGTTTGGCACGGTATGTGCTGGGTGCAATAAGTGTGCCAACCTGCGCCGTCCAGGCCATCGAAAAAAAGTGAAAAAAACTGTCTGAAAGTCTTGACGCTCACCGAGTTTTCGCCCATAGTTTGTCCATGCAAAACGAGATTGCGATTCTGAAGGTGAGCAAGTTCAAGACTGTGGCTTTGGTTGGCGTGACGTACCGCAAGGCGGACGGCACGACTGGCGTGTCACACGGCAAGACTGAGGCCGAGGCTATCGCCAACATCAGCAAGGTGGTTGAGGTCAAGCAAAACGACTTCACTCCGATGCCCAAGCGCAGCAACAGCGGAAGCTACTTCCGCAACAACAACGGGGTGATGGTTGAGGTCTGAAAAAAGTCTGAAAAAGTCCTAGACAGAAAAGAGTTTCTACCCTACCTTAACAACATGACGAACGACTTCGCCAACATCAGCGCCGAGAGCAACCTGAGCGACATGATCGCGCTCCGCATCGAAGACTTCACGGGTCCGATCCCTGAGTCTTGGGGCGGCGAGCCGATGGAACTCACCGAG